CCAACTTCCTCGTCCGTCACCGAACGAGGGGGAAGCGTTTCCGCCCCCCCCGGGGCCCCCTTTCGGGGAGCTAGTGGAAAATTCCTATCTCAGTTAGCTTTTGAGATAGCTCTTACCGCGAAACAAATCGAGAGAGGCATAGTAATCTGAGAGATGAAAATTTCTCAGGGTATACGCTTCCCAATGTTCTGCGGAAACTTTATCAACACCGAACGTACCTTTAAGGAATTTCACCTCATCGTTACGCAGGTATCGGTATTGTTTTTCGAGCATTAAGGCACCCCCCGAGTCGACAAACATTCCGACCCGGGTCCATCGTATTTTACCACGATGGTACCGCTTAACTGGTGAACCAGCTTTGATACGCAGAGATACACCTACCAGGTTTTCAAAACGCCCGCAATGAGTTTGGGTGTCTTCAAAATCGAGTATTTCTGGTGTATATGTGTATACAAAACGGATGTCGCCAGCCCGTCTATCAAATCGCGTACCTAGCCAATGGCACGCGCCCACCTTAAGGTGCGCAAGTTTGGTACTATCTTCAACCCAACAGTAAGAGTCGAGTCTATCCCTATCCATCACTGGAATTGGGGCCTTGTACTCGTCCGGCACATGGCGTAGCAAGCACTCATGCAAAGCTGCCCAGTCTGACGCGTCGTCTTGACCTTCTAACTTATACAGGAGCACTTTATTCAAAGTAGAGCATAATTCCGGGAAGTTCGTCACCCAGGTAATATCGTAACACTTGATATATCCTTGGTAGTAAAACCCACCGCAGCTCTCTCTGAACTGGCGTCTTACGAAGCTCTTTTCATGGTTAACCTTGAAACCAAGTTTCTCGATTAACTGTATTACGTTGGTGGCAATTTCATTAGAGATAATAATGTCATCACCGTACACGGACGAGTCATCATCACCGCAAGCTTTGCAAGCCGCGAGAAGAATGATCGTCATGAGGGGAAACGTGAATCCGTTACCTTGACACGAGATTTTATTCGTACGAATATAAACTCCATCAACCTCTGTGCATTTGCTCCGT